CCCAAACGTGCCAAAGAAAACTCAGCCACGCAACCATGTTGGGTTGATGTGCCAGGAATACGCTGGAAAGGAAACTGAACCGCCCCAACATCTGTCCAGACCTCAGAAGATTGTTCACCAAGTAGGTAAACTTCTCTATGGTCAACAATCAACGCCACCAAGTTGTCAGGGCCACCATCCTTAACGCCATAACTTAACGCAGGGCTGATTGGCGAATTCAGATCAGATGCACCCCACCACTGCGAATCAGGTCGGTTATAGACAAAGTAATTGTCCATAATGTCCACAGTGGTCGCACCCGAAAACGCCCCATCAGACGAGGGCAAAACCGAGAAATTCAACGCCCACATGGTCACGCCAACGGAAATCGTGTGGCTATTACTTAGCTTGAAAGTGGTTGAGGTCAGTTGCTCAACCACAATCGTCCCAAGAGTTACGCCAGTGCCTTGGATGGTCTGACCAACATATATATTTCCTGTTACGCCACTGACAGTCAGAGTCGTACCAGAAATTGTCCCTGTGAATGTGGCACTTACAGCCGCAGTGTTTAGCGCACCATTGGCAACGGTTTGGCTTCGGTTAACAGTCCAAGACGAGCCAGAACCAGCAGTGATAATTGTTTCGGACAATACCCCTACGCCCAAAACTTGTTGGTCTGTGGCTATCGTACCACTGGAAAGTGTATTGACAGTCAGGGTTGTCCCACTGATAGAACCTGTCAAAACCGCTGTGGCAGGTGCTGAAATGCGCCATGTGTAGCGATATGCCCCATCCACGATATACACATTTGTGCCATTGTCTGTAATGCCAACAATGCCTGACGAGGTATTAAGAATTCCAACAACCGCAGGGACAAGGTTAGCCGACAAAACATACACATAGGGGCCAGAAACCGCCACCATTTGCTGACCACCAGACACAGTGCGTAGACCACGAATCTCTTGCTTGTTGGGCAAAACAGCCTTGGTGGTTAAGCCAGGCGTTGGGTAAAGGGCAACCACTCCTCGAGTGCCAGGCTCTTTCAGCGGGTCAATCTCGGGAAAGAAGTTAATACACTCCTGTGCATCCTGATAGATGCTAGGTGCTTCGTAACTTGGGCCGACAAATCCAAAATCAGGCATTGCAGCTCCTTAATTGAAGAAACCGCCCGTGAGAATCCAACCAGCGTCTTTAGATTTATTTGCCAACAATGCGTCAGGATACCTTGCCGTTTGCAATGGCGACATATTCGTGCGCTTGATTGTTGATTTAGCCTGTGCTGCATAGGCTGTAATCATGGCAATCTGTTGCGGGTCATTCTTGCCATACATGGGCATCAGCCGTTCAGCCAAACACCACCGCATCGCCATTACATAGCCTTGAGGCATGGAAATTGGCGTGTAATAGCTCTCGTATCGGCTGAAAATCGTGTTGGCAAATATGTGCATTTCGCCTTGCGACGGGTTAGGCCACAAGAACAAGTTACCCGATTCCTCGCCAGGATTGAAATACAAAGCCTTGGGCCACGGGCCACTGAGTGTTTTCAGACCAATCAGCTCGTAGTCTTGCAAGGCAAGAATAGCCACCTGATAGTCCAGACCGCCATTGATGATGGGCACACCATTGGAATTGGTGTTGATACGCACAAAAGCAGAATCAATGCTCAAAGGCTTTTGGTAGTAAGCCGTAATGCTAGTGCTGGCAACAGTCTGAGATTTGTTCAGAATGTATGTGCCTTGCTCGTTGACATTGCCCCCTGCGCCAGTGCCAAAAGACACAATTTTTGTGCCTTCAGCAATGCCAGTGCCACTCAAAGTCTGCCCTTGAGCCACTGCACCTTGCTGGATGCTGGTCACTGTTAAAACATTCCCAGTGATAGAGCCAGTAAACTGCGAACCAATAAAGTTTTGGGTGCTAGGATTTGGGCCAATCGTGTATTGGGTCTGACCTGGCACAACCGTGAAGATGATTTCAGTGACATTGAAAACCATCATGTTCTCGTTTGACCATTGATCGATCAAATCGTTGAACATATCAAACGCATCCTGAGCCGCTTCAGGGGTCGGGGTTTCTCCCGCTTCTAGTGCGCCAATGTCTTTTAATGCTCGGCTGATAATATCAAGTGGGGTTGTCGCCATTTTCTGTGCCCTTTTGAAGTTGCGGGATGACCTGCCTATCAATCTTGTGTAGCAGATTAACAACAACTTTATAGGGCAGCTCGCGTAATGCGCCAGCCACTATTTGCAATTCTTCGACAGTAAGTTCTAGTTTCACTTCGTTCATACTGCCACCGTGAAGGTTTTTGGTTTCCAAGGCGGGTGAATTTCTTTGGTCAAATTCAACGCCTCAATCTGCTCTTTTATGCGTGATTCTACGGCGTTTTTACCATCTTTCATAGTAGCCTGACGCACCCAATTAACGACCATTTCCTCATTGGTTTGCGCCAACGGAATCGTTAATTCAGGCTTGTCAAAGTACCAATAACCCTCTGAGGCAACTTGTCCCTCAGTCACCAAGTAGCGAACATGGGTGATCAGTTCGCCCTCAGTATGAACTTCAAGAATTTCCCACTTCACGGCTTAACAGGCCATTCAACAGACCAAGGAAAACCAGCTTGGGTCGGCACATCACGCAATGCTTGTCGGTATGTAGCCCATAATTGTTTATCAGCAGTGCTGTCAGACAGTTGCGTCCAATCGCTGTCTTTCAAGCGTTGGTCACGGTCATTACGCACAGATTTGGCTTGCTCTGCGTCTTTTTGAGCCTTGTATTCTGCTTCTTGCTCTGCCGCAGTCTTAGCGGGTTGGTCATCAGTAGCAGGGCGATCAGTGAAAATCGGGCCAAGCACATACTTGGTGTACCACTTGCCATCAATCTGCTCAACGCCTTGACGCTGGCTGTATTGATAGACTGTGCCACCAGATGCCTGTGGGCCTTCAAAAACAACATCAGCACCCAAAGAATTTAAGATTTCTTCAGTTGTTTCTGCCCATGTCGGGCCACCATTGGCTTTGATGTAAGAACGAAACTCGCTCTCAAACATCACTTGCCCGTCTTGTGTTCTGATTTCCATGATGCTTCCTTACGCTATCGCCAAGAAAATGAATGTCCCACCATTGGCATTTATTGCCGCTGGTGCTGTGCTACTGATCTCAAAACCAGCAGAGTAGGTGTCTACATAGTCGGTGTTGGTGACTTCTGCGGCTGTGCTATTTAAGAGCAGATATGGGTCGTTACCAGCAACAATGCCCCTAGCAGAGTCCCACACATACCAAGCACCTGTGCTGTCGGTGCGCTTAATCAGGACGAACCTTGCGCCGCCAGTGAATCCACAGTCAATTTGTAGAGTTGTGCCAGTTCCTGTGTATGAACCAACCTTGCTCACGCCAGCGCAAGTGGCAAACAGGTACATCACATAGGTGCTACCGCTAGTGCTGTATGCCCCTCCCGCAACCGTTACTGTTGTCGATGTTGGTTGCGCCGCTAGGTTAACTCCGCCTGAGTAATTTGCTGTGCTACCAGCAATTGTGTCGTTCAGTGTTAAATATGTGTGTTGAGTGCTGGTGAAGTTTGTATCATAATCCCAATCACCAGAACTACTACGCTTCTTCAAAATGATTGCTTCTGGTGCAACTCGTGAGTTGTGAGTTAGAGCAATATCGTTATTCGTCCCGTCATAGCAAACCACATCCATAAAGCCGGGGGCACGGCGCATAAACCAGTTGATAAAAGTAGAAGATGAATAATTTGTTTCTGTATCACCGCCCAAAGAAACGCCATTCATAACAGTGCCAAAAGCACTTGTTCCTAAAGTGGCCTCACCAAAGTTTGCATTTGACCTTAGATATAAATCTCCCCCTGCAAGACGATTTATCCAAGTTGCGGGAGTACCCGCCAGATTTGATCTAGGTTGAACAACATACAAATCAACAGGGAATGAACTTGCCACAGTGGCATTTGCACCTGTACCCGTCCTTGTAACTGCGTCATAAACACTCGTCCCACTCGTAGGCGTTTTCATCGGCCCACGGCGAATGGCAACATAAATATAGCTCTCGGCATCAACACCTGTGTCTGTTGTAAACCCTGTTGAAGTTAATTGGACAAAAGAGGTATTTTGCTCTGCGTTCGACAGATTGGGACGCAACTGAGGAGAAGTAGGCGAACCACCAGACGCAAGAAAACCCCTCATGTTATCTACGATGCGCCAGTCTCCTGTGCTACTTGAAATCTTGTAAAGCAAAAACTGAGGTTCGTACCCAAGATTTACTGTCGCATTGTTTGGAGAAGTTCCGCTAGTCGTAAACGACCCACAAGAAATCACATTGTCTGTGCCAGTCAGTCCAAAGCCACCAGCATCGTGGGCGAATAGGTAGGCTATATAGGTTGCGCCAGATGCGTTTGTTTCTGCCGCAAAACCTACTGTAAATTGTGTTGCAGTTGGCGCCGTGTTACTCCAAGGCGAAGAACCATAAGCAACAGCATTAGTTAAATTTAAATAAACAATGCCCTTGTTTTCTAAACCTGGAGTTGTTTGCAAAGAGCGATGATAAACGCCCCAACTGGCTGATGAGTCAGTCCTCTTAATAATCATGCAACCTGGCACAGAACCAAGATTGTGATTAATGGTCTGTGCAGACCCAGTACCCGTGTAAGTCACAACATCAAAGAACTTAGCCTGTTTCCTAAAAGTCCATGAGGCATAGGTAACATTGTTGTAATTTGTGCCTCTAGTCGCTGTGGTTGTCCCGCCTTGCGTAACAACAAACCCAGTAGTAGAAAAAGAAGATAAGTAGTCGTAAGAACTTCCACCTAAATCTTCAGCATCTGTTAAGTTGCTTGCTAAGGCATTGTTGTTTGTGGCACTAGCACCCGCACCACGGGTTGTGTCGGTCAAGATATGGTTTGATGCCGCACTCCGACCTTTAATCCAAACAAGACCACCTTTTGTAGAAAGGTCGATGTTGTTTGTGATGGTTTGAGTACCGCCAGATGTGCTGTTACCCGTGTAGAGCCACGTTTGGAACACATCCTCAATGTAGTTGGCAGGGCCACCGCTTTTGGCAAACTCACCAAAGCCTTGTGAAGATGCAGAGCCTTTTGTTTCAACTACGGGCATACTAATCTCACTTGAATTGAGTTTGGCTGGCAAGAACGGTGAATGCGGCACTGCCTGTCTTGATGATCGTATAAACATACGCATCAATTCCACTGGCGTTACCCGCAGCCCATGCCGTTCCACCCTGATATTTCGGGGTCACAGATGAACCATCAATTTGCACTGCGCTGTTGTAGTAAGCCGTTGCGCCTTGAGTCACCAAAAACGCCACAGTCAAAGACTGACCCGTTGACATTAGCGTGTTCAGGCTTGTGCCACTTGAGCCTCTGAAATTAACAGTCCAGTTAGCAGATGCGTTACTAGTGTAGTAGAGAACCGATTGAGTGGTCACATCGTAGTTAATCGTGCCAGTTGCCGCAGTAGCAGATACAGTGATTGTTTCTGCAACATCAGAAATCACCGCAGACAAAGCAGACGATGTGCCAGCAAAGGTCTTTGTGCCTGTGAAGGTCTGTGCGCCAGTTAGGGTTACATCACCAACAGTGGAAAACGCCAAAGTGCCCGAGCCGTTGGTGGTAATTGCCTGACCACTTGTGCCATCAGCACTTGGCAAGGTGAATGTGACAGTTGAAGCAGTGTTAGGGCCAGCAAGGTTAACTGCCCCACCCAAATTTGCCTGAAAAACAAGTTGTCCCATGTTCAATCCTTACGGTGCAATCACCAGTTGTGAGGCTCTCAAAGCCCCTGTGCTTGGGTTAAATTGAAGTTTTGTGGATGACACATACTCTGTGGTCAAATTGCCTGTGGTTTGATTGGCAAACAGAATGTACCGAGTTCCATTGGTCGTGGTGTCATCAGTCACAGTCGCATACGCTGTTGGCGTTGACCATGTGGGCAAACCAGAGCCATCGATGGTCAAAACCTGACCATTTGTACCCGCTGCCAACATTGCAGTCGTGCCAGATGCGGTTTGATAAGGCACAGAACCCGCAGCACCACCCGCCAGATTGGTGGCAGTGCCCACCGACACGCTACTAGAAGCAACGTTTTGCCAGTATCCAGCGGTTGAGTTATAGCGAATCAGGTCATTGTTTGCCAGTGTCCCAAACTGCACATTGGAATCTGTGCCGCCCAAAACAGAACCAGCATTGACACGAACCAGAATAACGCCACCACCGCTAGAGTTTCCGTTGATGACCGCACCAACTTGAACCTTGACGTTGGGTGCGCTTGGCTTGGTCGCCGTGTAACCACCTGTGACCGCAGGGTTGTACCAAAGCACCTCACCATCGCCAATGCCAGAAGTGTTGACATTACGCAAAGTGCCTTCATATTGCACCAAACCAAAGCTATTTAAGGCAATGTCCTCTGCCGCAATACCCATGATGTATGAACCATCAGAGATACCCGTTGCGGGTGCGCCTGTGGCAACGCCAGAAGCCCCCACAGAGCCTGTAAACATCACCACTTCACCCTTAGTGATGGCAGACGAGGCTTTGATGTAATAGTATTGATCTTCTAATGCATGGCCTGTCACATTAGTGGTCATGCCAACATTGACAGTTGTACCGCCATCCCACCAAATTTTTCCAACCGCAGCGGTAACAGTTGCACCTGTGTTGAACTGCAAATAGTCAGCACCAAGGTTTGTCAGCCCTGTTGCAGTTCCACCAGTGATTGCCACCGCATTTGCGTTTTGGGTGGACATAGTGCCCAAACCCGTCACTTGCGTATTGGCTATGCTGATGTTGGTGTTAGTAACACTTGTGATCTGCCCTTGAGCGTTGACCGCAAACACAGGCACAGCAGACGCTGACCCATAGGTTGATGCGCTAACCCCTGTGGCTGCAATGCTAATGGTCTGTGCGGAAGAACCATCGTAACTACCCGCTGACAAACCTGTGCCAAATGTCAGGGTTTGCGGATTGGCTGCGGTAATCGTTGCGCTTCCACCCAATGTGACAGATGTGCCATTCAGCGTAAAAGTGCTGTTTTGCAGTTGGGCGTTAGTGATTGTTCCAGAGGTGATCTGATTGGCATTAATCCCAATCGATGTGTTGG